GGCTGCTGCCCCGAGATCGGGGACGGTGTTAGGGATGCTTCCTGCTGCTCCGTCTTCGGAGTTTCCTGAGAATTGGGGGCCATAAGGGGAACCTGGTTTAGTGTAGTTGTCTGCAACTTTAGCCATAGCAGAGGACTTCATTGCTTCCATCATCTGCATTTCTTGCTGCTGTTGTTGCTGTTGAGCTTGTGCAGCAGCAGCTTCTTGCTGTAGTTGCTGACTTGTTTTGACTAAGTTTGTCGTATCTATTGAAGCACTAGCTGCCAATCTTCGCAGTGCTTCTTCGTAATTTACATACTGTTGTGCTATCTCTGGGCCTAGTACCTGCTGAGTAACAGATAAGAACTCAGTTAACTTATTCATATCATCACCCCTACCTATACCTTCAAGACCTGTCACTGCTCTTGGTTGTACTAGAGGATCACCTGTCTCCTGACTATTAGGGAACTCAGGTAACTTACCTTTCTTTTGCAACATGTAAATCAATCTGCGTACTAGTGGTAGCTGTAGTTCTTGAGTAAGTATTGAGTAGAAGGCTCCGATAGTTTGCTCAAGAGATTGTGCCATATATCTTATTTCTTCTGCTGTAACTCTTTCCCCTGGTCGTTGTACTGCTTGGTTAAGTAGGAAAGCAAACTCAAGTCTTTGCTCTATACGCTCAATCATACTCATTGTTATTTGTAGATCGGCCTGCTTCTGAGCTTGAACGACAGTCACATCAGCAGCGTTCCCTTGAACTATTGCACCATTGGCTGCACTACTGAGAGTACGTGGCCTCGTGGTTCCATTAGGATTCACAAGGAACAGAACCTTGCTGGCTGCTGCGGCTGCTTCGATTGATGCTTGATATAAAGATTCAAGTGCAGTCAAGTCACCGTAGTATTTCTCGACATGACTTCTTCCGTACTCCTCTCCACTTTCTAGTCGCTCGTATCTCAATACAATCCAAGGACTTACATCCATTGGACACATGCCGTATGTATTAGGAATCTCTTTACCTTTACACTCCTGATACCAGCGAGTGATACCGTTCTCAGTCTTAACACATGTATGTATCTTTACTGTCTTCTTGACTGGGCCTAGCTTCTCGTCTTCCTTCTCCTGTTCAGGGAAGAATCCATCTGGTAATGCTTCAGGATATACTTCTTCTTCTACTAAGATCTCGGTCACATGATCCATTGGATCACGAACGACACAATAGTTTTGTAAATGTATAGTCCTAACCCTATCTTCTTGCACATAAAGAAGGACGTTGCCTGTAACTATTAACTGTTGAAACGCCTGAGCAAGTGATGCTCTTGCACTCATGGTTTCTAGCTCAGTCATCACAGCTTGCTCTACTTTTACCAATGCTGTGTCGAGTTCTGTCTTAATCTCTGGCCCTTGCTCTTCTATTCTTAACGCAAGGCTGTCAATCTCTAGTTTGAAGAAGGGAGTGTTAGGAGGGAAGAGAGTTAGGTTTAATTTATTTTGTAAGTTACTAACACCCATTGCACCTGTTGATTGCCAAGGTGTCTTAAGTTTTCCATGATCTCCCATGTTGGAGTCAGGGCAGGCAGCAGGGTTAGTTACCTTTGCACAATCTCTAGCTCTTTGAAGGAAAGGATCACGGTTAGTTTTTAGTTGGTCGTATCTACCAGCAAGGGTAGTACCTTTCTCTTTATCCTTAGCTCCTTTACCTGGTGCTAGATCGATAGGGTCAATTCTTAAATCCATTTATCTAGGGATGTAAAGACTCTTGGCTGAATGAGCAGATGATTGAGTGGAGTTATTTCCAGTACGAAATGCTTTTCTTCCACTACCTTTTCTTTTAAACTCAAAAGTTGGAGAGGCAACACCTGCTGTCTTCTCAGGTGGTGGAGGTGGAGCAGCCTTTGCTTGTTTTTTCTGCTCTGCATATCTGGCTTGGTTATCTTGTCTACTTAATTCAAACTGTCGTTTCTGTTCTGCCATCTGCTCTTTTTGCAGGGCAAGGTTATCTTGATGACGTTGTTCAGATTTCTGTTTGTCTTCTTCAGAAGGCCCGCTAGGTCCACCACCACACATAGCTAAATCCTGTAGTTACTTAATAATAACCTGATACTAACCAACGGGGATATTAAGGCTACCGCCTGTGCCAGGAATTTGTGCTGGTGACCTTCCTCTTATCTTATTGTATTGACTTTTTTTAGCTGCTTGGGCATTTACTCTTATAGGATCTATTCTCTGTTGCATCTTTGCTGTTTTACTTGCTGGTGGTGGTGTTGCAATGATTGTTTTATTACCACCTCCTCCACTTCCGTAGTAATAAGTATTAGATCCTTCAGCTATCTGGTTATTAGTAGTGTTCGTAGTGTTAGAAGTATTGGTGGCGGGGTTAGTAACGTAGTTACCTCCAGTAAGATTAGTTGTTTTGCCATCGTCTTGAACTATTGATAAGGTTTCATTCTCTTTTAATCCTAAGTTTGTATATTCCCCTCCTCTCTTTCCTGTCCCTTGTCCATAAACCTGACCATCTGAAACTACCAATCCTCCTCCTGTGTTTTTGTAAGAGAAATCACCTGCTTCAACTGCTGCTTTGTTAGCAGGATTCTCAACCCATTGAGAAAGAGTTAATTTATTTGGATCATCATCAGGTAAAGAGAATCGGCTGCTGTCTACATTTGTAACATTAGTTGGAATCTCAAAAGTTTTCCTGCCTCTGTCATCCATGTAACCAGAGACGACAGTGCCATCGCTTCCTACAGAAGAGGATTCGCCTTGTATAACTTTAGAAAGTTCTAATGCTGGATCGGCTGTGATCATGTATCCACCTGGAGCCTTTTGATTTGGTACATACCTGAATTTAGATGCAGGATCATCTGTAATTAGATCGCCATCATAGTCATCAGGGATAGCATCACCAGTAACTACATTCCCATCATCATCTATGTAATAAGGCTCAAACTTTTTGCTGCCAGTTGTAACTAAATTGCCAGCATCATCAGTAGTTCCACCCCAAAGCCCTCCCTTTAAAGCCTCCATAGCACGAGGATCAAAGTTTAAGTAAACCTGATCTATTCCAAATGCTTCGTCAGCAGGAATTGCAGATACATTTGCTTCTTTTGCTGTTTGTATATCAAGTGTATTTCCATATCCTATTGATCCATACTGAACAAAGTTTTCGTGTCCTGTATTTCTTGCTATATCAGCAGCGACATTAGCATCGGCAAGTTGTCTGGCTGTATCAAAAGAATAATTACCACCAGCATCGCTCATGTAGTGGTCAATAGCTAAATTCTTTTGGTATCCCCACCACTCATTACCCTCTTGCCCAACTGTATTTCCTTGCAGTGTCCCGTATTGATAGTTCTGATCAGATAGAAAACCTGCCAAGTTTCCTGAATCTAGTTTTGTTGCCCAGTTCTCATCTCTTGTTCCACTTGCAAACTCATTAATATCATCATCGGTGTAAGTACCAGCAGTGTACCAATCAGGTGTGTCGTCAACAGTATTGAAAGATTCTGTTCCTTCAATAGCTGTCCTTGCTATATTAGTATCTGCATAAACTTTTGCTTCTTGGCTTGCTGAAATATTTTTATTAGTAGCATCAGTAGCAGCAGCTTCGGCTTGGGCTAGAGTCTTGCCTTCGCTCATGGCTTTTTGTTTTTCTTCTTCCCAATTCTTTAACCAGTAATCTTTACCTGAAGCACCAGCAGGTCTGCCTAGATATTTGTTAAATGCTGCATCAACAGCATCAGTTGCGACTGGATTTGTTATTGGTCTGTATGCCATCTTTACTCGATGTTGTTCTGCTCATTATATACAGATCGCAACATTCTTACTAGCTCCACCTGTCCACCGTACCTCCATATCTCTCGGTCGTGTGCATCTATTGATGGACATCTATCAGGGTAGATCTCTTCTAGTTTTCTAATGAGTACCTCATCTATTGGAGGCCAGAGTTCTTCATCAATCATGTGGTGGGTGGTTCCCAGAGGGATACTTCTTGCTTATGTAAATTGTACTCCCCATGTCTCAAGATTCTAGTGAGTCGTGCTGAAAGTAATGCTGATTTGTATGTAAGTTTCCTCTTCTCGTATGCACCTATCACCTTGTCCCACATATCAGAAAGGGTTTCGGAATCTCCCAAAATTTTTTCAGCAGTTTTTGGCCCGACACCTACAAGGCCAGGAATATTATCTGTCCTATCTCCTTGCAATACCTGCGACATCCAATTTCTATCTGCCCTCTTTTCAGAAATGGTTTCAAGATCTCCATTCCTCAGAAGAATACAGGGTATGGTCTTCATATCTTTATCACCTGAAACTATGACACGTGTAGGGTGTACCTCCTCGGTT